CAACTAGAAGAGGAAAAAAAGAAGATTAGAGCGGCACGAACAAAAAAAAGTAAAATCAAAAAATGAACCCTTTGCACTATTTGTTTATAGTTTTATTTATTCTTTTATCTATAAACTCAGACACTAGAAAGGCATGTTGTGTTTTTTTGGTGTCCTACTTTGTTTACGATAACCTGATCCTCCCCCTTGATGGTTTTAACTATTATCATTTTTGCGCACTTTTAAATCTCGGTATAGGCTTACTGATAATCAATAAGCATTTTATTGTTGGATTGTTTTCGTTTTCACTAATTCCCGTAAACCTAGTGGGTTACTTTTTATTCATGAAATATTATGATCCTGTAATATATGATAATATAGCCTTATCAATAATATCTATGCAAATACTAATATTAACAATAAGGTCGCTTCATGGAATATTTACAAAGTCTGCTGGGTCAGGAGGCATTTCAAATTTTCTCAGATTGTTTGTGGTTCGCATTATTAGGATTGATAGCATGGAGAAAGATAAAGTACCGTTGGAGAAAGTGGCGTGAGCTTAAAGCAAGCAACAGAAGCAATATTAAGTAATCCAAAAGTTGGGTATTTTGTAGCCTCAATGACAGCAATGGAAACTTGGTGGATCGCTTGGGGGAGCCCTCTAGTTGACGCTATAGCTTCGATACTTGGCGTTATATTATTAGCTGTATTAATAAGAAAGAATTGGTACGGAACGGACACTAACAAGCAAGATAAACAAGGGTAAGTAATGGCAAATACTCGCCAGCAATCAATAACAATAGACAATACAAAAGTAATTTCTGATGTTACGGGTATGCAATTACTTGTTACACGTACAGAGCTAAATAACGAAATTGTTGACCCTTCCGGCTCTAATAGAGCTAAAGCTGATGGTGGTGACTTACGCTTCTATCTAAATTCAAATCAAACAGGCAGATTGAATCTTGAAGTTATTACTTTTGAGTACGATACTTCCACAGGTGCAGGTGATGCAAAGATACAATTAAGATGTAGCGACCCTTCTTGGGTTGTTTCATCTACTGTTGACACGGTTATTTATGTTGAATACGGTGATGCGGCATTAACCCAGCCAGCTACATCCGCAGTTTTTGGACGTGATGACACATGGCAGAGTAAAAAAATAGTCCATCATTTAGAGTCATTAACGGCTGTAGATTCAACGGGGAACGGTAATAACGGTACATCAAATGGGGTTATTGTCACGGGTAAAATCGGCAACGGTCAGGATTTTAACGGGGCAAATCAACAGGTAGCGATTGGTAGTACAGTGTACATACTAAAAGCAACTCCGTACCACATATCGGCATGGATTGCGTCAGATATAACAGATAATGATGTTATGTTATCGTTAGCGAGTGATGCCGCTGCGGGCTGGCAAATATTTACAAATAGCAGCGGTTCTTATACTCAATTTACGTTCGGTTCATCATCCGCAGAATGGGTTAATTTAAGAGCGTCAGGTTTAATATTAAACGACTATACAAAACTAGATATAGCTTTTGATGGTGTCGATGCTGCTGATATAAACTCGTTTACCGTTTATATCAATGGACAATCTGTAACAATTTCAACTGCTGCCGCAATGGGCGGCGTGGCGCAGAGCAACAATATAGCAAACACAGGCGGCGGCGGAGGATTAGCGTACGCTGGTGAAATTGATGAAATAATGGTCGGTCAAATAGAGCCTACTGCTGCATTTGTATCTACATCATTCAACAATGAAGATTCGCCTAGTACATTTATGACAGCAGGAACCCCTATTCCTGTTAGTAGCGGCGGTGTATCAATAACAGGTACAGCAGTACCAACACAAACCGAAGCTGATATAGTTACGGGTGGCAAAACAATAATATTGACATTATCGGGTGACACTTTCGTAACTGGCACATCAAGCGAAGATGGTATTGCAGGCGGTTCAGACTCAGATAAAACAGGCGCTAACAAATGGGATGCGTTAATAAAAAGCACATTAGATAATGCTGATGTCGTGTTATCAGTTGGCGATACAGTCGCAACAATCACATTACCCGCATTCGCAACTTACGACACTGCCGAAACAGAAACAATCACATGGACAATTCCAGCGGCTAGCCTAACCACGGGAACTAGTGATATAATAGCAACTCCAACACATACAGTTACAGCGGTGGTGTCTGGCTTTCAAGTTGCTTGGGCTAGAAGCGCAAATGTACTAATACAGTAAGGGCATAAAGTGAAAAAAAATGTAGCATCTCAAATTATTGGCGCTCAAATGATAACAGCGGCAGACGGCACAGCATTTACTGGTACTGTTAGTGCCTTAGTTACTGTTGACGGCGGCACTCAAGGCGCTGGCGGCGGTGCTGTAACACATGAAGGTAATGGCTTTCACTCTTACACTATCACACAGGCTGAAACTAATGGAGATCATATCTCTGTTACGTTTACTGGTACAGGCGCTATTCCAGCAACAATTCAAACTTATACTCAATTCCCTCAGACAGTAGATAATAATGTTTTAGCTGCTGGCTCAACTGGGTTTTCTGCAATTGATACGGTTGTTGACACAATACTAGTGGACACCAACGACCTACAAACCAATCAAGGTGACTGGTTAACCGCCACCGGATTTAATACTGTTGTACCCCCATCGGTTGCACAATTTAATGCCAGAACAAGACCTGATGCAGATTACTTCTCATGGGCAACAGACGCGGTAGCAGTTGTAACGCTAGTTAATACGCTAACAACCTACACAGGCAATACCCCGCAAACAGCAGACCACACAGCAGCCATTGCAGACGTTCCAACAGTGGCAGAATTCAATGCTAGGACGTTGGTAGCGGCTTCTTATTTCGATCCCGCAGCGGACGCAGTGGCAAACGTTACATTATGTGCAACAACCACAACTAATACTGATATGGTTGCAACAGCTCCAACAGTGTCACAAATACTAACTACTCAAATGACAGAAAGTTATGCTGCTGATGGTGTTGCCCCTACATTGGCGCAAGGTATATTTAACATCCAACAGAATTTAGGTGATTTTGCCTATGCTGGCACAACTAAAACAACTAAGAAGATTGATGGAAGCACAACAGCGGCAACCTACACGCTAGACGATGCTACTAACCCAACAAGCAGCACAAGAGCAAGCTAATGAGTATTGCAAGCTTAGTTACTCGCGGCTTTAGTAATGGCTCGTTTATCGGTTCGATAGGTGAGTTAGTAACAATGGGTTATGATATATCGACAATAATACCTCCTACTATTCCAGTTGCAGGAGGTATTATTAGCGGTGGCTCATTAGGTAATGGCTTATTGAGTGATGGTTCAACGGGCAACGGCTTAACGCAAACAGCATCTACGGGTAACGGCAAGACATCAAGAGGTAGACTATAATGGGTAACATGAATAAAAATGAAGTAGGACAGCCAATACGGATTAATTTCGGCGAAGATATTAGCTTGGCAACTCCTACGTTGATTTTACAACCAGAGGTAGGGCTAACTAAAGAAATAACAAACGGTGTTTCTATTCCTGCTGTACCTGTAACGGTAGACGGTGAAACCTTGCTTGCTAATGAGTATGTAGAGTATCTCACTGTATTAGATGATTTAGATTATGTGGGTAGGTGGAGAAACAAGGCAAAGCTAGATTTTTCAACAACAGATATTAGACAAAGTGATTATCAAAAATTTAGGGTGTTAGCATAATGGCGGCAACTAAGGGAAATCAATTCTGGAAAGCAAGAGCAAAGCATGGACGCGATAAGATATTTAAAACGCCTGAGTTAATGCTTGAGGCCGCCTTTGATTACTTTTCATGGGTAGAGGATAACCCTTTAGAAAAGGCGATAATCTATCAAGGAGAGGTATGCGCTAAGCCTGAGAAGTTAATGCGAGCTATGACTATAAAAGGGCTATGTATCTTCTGGGGGGTGAATACTAGATATCTTGATGATTTCATTAGTAATTTAAAATTAGACACTGACGAGGGAAAAGATTTTTCTTCAGTCACAAGTACAATCAAAGAAATTATAGAGACTCAGAAGTTTGAAGGAGCTAGTGCAGGGCTGTTAAATCCTAACATCATTGCAAGAGACTTAGGCTTAACTGATAAGAAGGAATTATCAGGAAGTGTTGAAAATCCTTTAACTTTAGTTATTCAAGAAATATCAGGTAATACGCTTGGCCCTTCAAATGGCTAGGGCTATTAGAGAAAGAGACACTAGAGTACCAAAAAACGCTGAAGAGTTTAAAGAATGCCTCGCCGATCCATGGTGGAGACTAACAAGCGGTCAGCTGTATAAGATAATGATCAAGGGTGATGATGGCGAAGAAGAATTGGTCGCTGACTTCATACCAAACGAACCACAGTTAGACTTGCTATCAAACCTTCATACCCGCAACGATATATTAAAAGCCCGCCAATTAGGATTCACTACACTAATAGAGATATTCTTTCTTGATTGCTGCTTGTTTAAAGCAAATGTAAGGGCTGCGGTAATAGCGCAAAGTGAGGACGTTGCCAAGACCATATTCAGAGACAAGGTTTGTTTCGCCTATAACAATTTACCACCATCATTAAAGTCGGCAATGCCATTAGATAGAGATAGCGCTAGTGAGTTATTGTTTTCTCATAACAACAGTTCAATTCGTGTAGCAACTTCAGCACGATCAGGAACGCTACAATATTTACACATATCAGAGTTTGGTAAAATATGCGCCAAGTTTCCAGATAGAGCAGACGAGGTAATTACCGGCTCAATTCCTGCTGTACCAACTAACGGTATGGTTTTTATTGAGTCGACAGCAGAAGGGCAAGACGGGCATTTTTATAAGATATCCAAAAGGGCAGAGGCTTTAATGCTATCAGGCAAGAAGCTAAACCCTAAAGACTATAAGTTTCATTTCTACCCTTGGCATGGCGAAGGCAAATACACAACAAACCCTGATGATGTGATCATTACTGAAAAAGACCACCAATATTTTGACAAGATAGAGGGTGAGGCTAAATGCTTAATTAATATTAATCAGCGTGCATGGTGGGTTATGACTCGTGACTCTGAATTCTCAGGCGAAGAAGAGAAGATGTGGCAAGAATACCCGTCAACGCCTAAAGAAGCTTTCCAGAAGTCTAAAGAAGGCTGTTATTATACTGTGCAAATGACTAAGACTCGCAAAGATGATCGTATTACAACAGTACCGTATCGCCCAGGCTATCCGGTTAACACATTTTGGGATATTGGCAATAGTGATGGTACTGGCATTTGGTTACATCAAAAGATAGGGCAGAAAGACAACTTTATTGGTTACATTGAAGGATGGGGCGAGCCGTATAGTTTCTATGTTAAAGAGTTGAATGCGACTGGCTACATTTGGGGAACTCATTACTTACCGCACGATGGCAACCATGTAAGGCAAGGGCAAAATGACAATATATCACCGCAAAAAATGCTGGAGAACTTAGGGCTTAATAACTTTGAAATAGTGCCGGTAACTCCTGAGATATCCCACGGCATACAAGCAACACGAGATTCATTCTCAACATGTTGGTTTGACGAAGTGGCATGTAAAGATGGTATAATACATTTAGATTCGTATAGAAAGCGCTGGAACAATACAACAGCAAGGTTTACAGACCAACCTGTTCATGATATCCATTCAGAGTGTGCAGATGCTTTTAGGCAGTTTGGGCAGATGAATATAAGCGGCGATCTTGACGGCAATAACTCAACAGAAATTAACTTTCAATCGGAGTGGTAATGGCTACCAAAAAAGAACAAATTCATGCTCAAGCGGTCACACGATTTGAGCGAGTGGAAAAGAAAGAGCGCAATCAAAGGCGCTTAGCTGTTGAGGATATTAAATTCGCTCAGACTGAAGATGGTCAATGGGATGAAGGCGCTAAAGAAAAGCGCAAGAATCGCCCACGGTTTACCATTAACAGAGTTGCTGGCGCTATTGATCAGCTAATAGGTGATCAACGTCAAAACCGTACTGATATTAAAATAAGACCTGTTAGCGGTGGAGCTACTGAAGAAATAGCTAAGACAATGACCGGTATCATCCGTAACATTGAATCAGTAAGTAAGGCTAGTAACGCTTATGACTGTGCATTTGATGAGGTGGTTAACGGTGGTTATGGTGGCTGGAGAGTCACAACAGAGTTCAACGATGATGATTCATTCGAGCAAGATATTAAAATTAAAACCTTGAACACTGCTACAACTTCACTATGGTTTGATGATGGTTCTAAAGAGTACGATCGCCGTGATGCAATGTGGGCATTTGTTACAGTTGATATGCCTAAAGAAGAACACAAACGCCGCTTTCCTAAAAGCCCTATGTCGAGTTGGTCACAAGAACAGTTTAATAGCTCAACGTGTGCTTCATGGTTTGGTGAAAATACTATACGTGTTGCTGAATACTGGGTTAAAACTCCGGTAACTAGACAGCTTGCTTTATTGTCTGATGGTCGAGTAATTGACGCAGAAGAAGAAGTTAGCGTATTAGATGATATGGCAAAGCAAGGCATTACAGTTAAAAAGACTCGTTCAGTTAAATCACACAAGGTTGAAATGTATTTGCTTGATGGTTCTGGTATTTTAGAAGATGCCAAAGCATGGGCTGGTAAGTTTATCCCGTTAATTCCTATGTACGGTCGTCAATCACACATTGAAGGTCAAACATATACTCGTGGCATTGTAAGATTTGCTAAGGATGCCAACCGCATTTATAACTATGCGACGAGTTCAGCTATTGAAACGGCGGCGTTAACACCTAAAGATCCTATCTGGATGACAGCTAAACAAGCAAAAGGCCATGAAGCTAGGTTAAGAAACTTTAATAATAATAATGATCCATTCTTGTTTTACAATGCTGACTCACAAGCACCAGGCGCACCACAAAGAGGGGGAGCGCCAGCAGTACAAGCGGCATTCCTTCAACAGATTCAACAGGCTTCAATGGATTTATACCATGTTACCGGTATGCAACCTCCTTCGATTGGCGTTAACCCTGAATTAAAATCAGGTAAAGCAATCATTGCTCAAGAAAAGCAAGGCGATAGAGGCTCATTTATATTTACTGACAACTTGGTTAAGTCTCAAGAGTACACCGCTGAAATACTAGTCGATTTAATACCTCGCATTATGGACACTGCTCGGCAGGTTCGTATCATGCAACAAGATGGCGAAACTGAAAGCGTTGATATCAACACAGTTAACCAGGAGGTTATCGACGAGCAAACCGACAAGCCTGTTTTAGTTAATGATTTATCTATGGGTAAATATGACGTAGTGGCAGAATCAGGACCAGCATTTGCAACTCAACGCCAAGAGTCAGCACAACAAATCATTGAATTAATGGGATCATCACCACAGTTTGAAGCATTAGCAATGGACTTAGTTGCGAAAGACTTACCAATACTTGAGTCTAAAGAACTAACCAAACGTGTTAGAAAGCAGATGATAGCTCAAGGTATTATTGAACCAACTGAGCAAGAGATTGAAGATTTAGGACTTAACGAGCCACAGCAGCCAGATCCACAACAAGTAGCTATTACAACTAATATCGAAATGCAAACTGAGAAGTTAATCAGTGACATTGAAAACCAAGATGCTAAAACGCTAGAAACTACAGTTAAAACTCAACAAGCAACACTTGATAGCTATAAAACATTGATTGACGCTTACAAAGCTCAGATTGAGGCAGGTATACCGTTCACAGCATCAGATCACAATATCCGCGTTAAGCAGCAGGATATTATTATCGAAGGTCAGCAAGCAATTGATGAAGGCCCAAACCGAGAACAAGCAGACAGCTTAATCAATGCCGCAGTAACTCAAGAGCAACAAGCGGAGGCAAGTGGAGCAACTGAGGTTTTAACAGTCAGGCAGCCATCGACTAGTATTGGACAAGATGATTTAAACGGCTAAATAATATAGGAGTTTGACAAGCTCCTATTATTTTACTATTCTATTAAAACTAATTTTAATTAAGGAATTATAATGGGTAGATGGAGCAAGGAAAGGCTAGCAGAGCAATTAAAGTTCTTCGGTGCCAAGAAGATAGGCTTTATCAGTTGTTATGCTAAAAAACCTAGAATACTAATGGTTAACACTAAGAAAATCGAGTATAAAGTTAACGCCTCAGAAGTAGCTAGACAATCACATATTTTATCTTTGTATCAAAATCAACTTGATAGAGGTCTGCAAAACTCACATATTGGATATATGCAAATGGCAGTAGCGCAACGGCAACAGCAAATGGGACTAATGGGTGGGTTAGTTGGTATGGGGCTGGCGCAGGTGCAATTTGGCGGTATTATGGCGAGGTGTTGCGGATGAAAGTATATAAATCTAGCGACCTAACTCACAAGCGCGCTGAAGTATTAAAAGAGGCTAAAGCTAACGGTGTTATTATTCAGCAGTTAGAGACTAATGGCGAGGTTAGGCAGGAGTTTGTTTTGATGAGTAAGTCAGAATGTGATTGCTTGGTTAGTAAGTCACTAAATATATTAGGGGTGGGTGGTTATTATGAAGCCTAGAATTAGAGTTAAACTGGGTTGGTCGGGATGGTTTGTTGTTAACGAAAGCGGGCATACCATAACTATTCTTGAAGATTATTATGATATGCATTACGACCGACTACCAAAATATGGGGTCAATTTAGGATTACCTCCTGTAGATTGTAGGATTATAAACCCAAACCTACTATCATCAACATTCAAAACACCTTAAACGGTGTTTTTTATTGCCAAAATCCTACATTTGTTAATCTGACCATTATTTAGTATAATTGACCACGAGCCTACTTCATGCTTTTAAATGAAGGCTAAAATTCTTCCTTATAGGATGCGTAATAAATGTCAGATGAAAAACCAGCTGCACTCGATCCGCTAGATGCGTTTGTTCAAGAAGCCCTCGATCAGGCTACTGAAGAAACAAAGACAGAAGATCAACCCGTAGAATCAGCCCCTACAGTAGATGCGATAACACCAGAAGCAACCGTAGCAACCGAACCTAAAGGTGACGAGCCAAAAGAAGATGGTTTTCAAAAGCGCATTAACAAAGTAACAGCAGACAAGCACGAAGAACGACGAAAGCGTGAAGCAGTAGAGAAGAAATTAAGCGACTTGCAAAAACAGGTTGATGATGGCGAGGCTAACAAACCGACACTTGAACAGCCAACACTTGAACAGCATGACTATGATGAAGATGCTTTTAATAAAGCTAGTGTCAGTTATCAGGTTCAAGAGCAAGTAAAGTCCGAATTAACTTCTCAAAAGGCTAAGCAAGAGCAGAGCGACCAACAGGCAAAGATGCAACAATCATTAAAAACATTTAATGAACGAGCGACCGCCTTAGGTAAAGATGATTTTGAAGCCAAAGCTCAAGCTATTCCAGAGTTACCCGAAGGTGTTGCAAGTGCAATCATGGATTTAGATAATGGTGCGGAGATGGTTTATCATCTTGGTACACATTTAGATAAAGCTGATTCATTAGCTAACATGACACCGATGGCGGCAATGATGGAGTTAGGTCGTATTTCAGCGCAAATGTCTGTTAAACCCGAAATTAAAACAAGTGCAGCTCCTGATCCAATTGAGCCGGTAACTGCTGGCAGTGCACTAAGCGACAAGATAGATGATGAAATGTCTATTGACGCGTGGATGGCTAAGTACAATTAGGCAGGGCTATAAGGAACTAAAATGAGTAACACATTTAAGAACACGAGTCTTGTAACTCGTATTATGTTAAAAGAATTTATGAACTCCCTTCAAATGGGTGCAAAGGTTGATCGTCAATTAGATAGTCAATTCCGCAAGGTCGGAGCTTCAATTGAAGTTCGTCGTCCTATTATGTTTACCGCTACTGATGGCGCGACATTGGTCAAAGAAGATGTTGAAGAAAAAGCAGCAACCGTAACGTTAGATCAGCGCAAGCATGTTGGCTTTGCCATCACCTCGCAAGATTTAACTTTAAAAGTTGAAGATTTTACAGCTCGATATGTTCGTCCTGCTGCCGCTGAGTTAGCGCAACAAGTCGAAACCGCTATTGGTGATGTATACAAGCAAATCGGTAATTTTGTCGGCACCCCTGGTACTGCTCCTGCTACATTTTTAGCAGTTGGTGGCGCAGCTAAAGTGCTTACTAAACTGGGCGTTCCAATGGATGTGCGCTGGTCTGCTTTCTACGATGAGGATGCGAGTCTTGCATTGGCTAACGGTTTACAAAGTGTATTTCCTACTGAAATTGCAACCAAAGCAATCGAAGAGGCTTCAATTGGTCGGTACAGTAAGTTTGAATTGTTTGAAAATCAATCGTTAGCACTTCATACTGTTGGTGCTCATGGTGGTACACCGTTAGTAGATGGCGCAACGCAAAACGTTACCTACGATGCTTCGGGTGATTCATGGACTCAA